GCACCCTCGATCGACACGGACACCCCGCTCCTCCTTTGTCGAATTGTGTAGGAGTCTGGAGGCTTTGTTATGGCAGGACGAGGACCAGCACCCAAGGCGAACAGACAGAATGAGTACGAGGTTCCGACCCGCGGCGAGTACGTCACGGCGGGCTCCACCGGTTGGCAGCACGGCAATCAGCCTGCGCCGCCTGACGGTTTGGCTTCGGCGTCGGTAGATGCGTGGGGCGCGTGGATGGCTTCGTGGTTCGCAGCGTTCTGGCTGCCAAGCGATCTTCCGGCGCTCCGTCAACTCGTGCGCCTGTTCGACCAGGTGGAGCTGGGCGAGTTCCAGCGGGCCGGCGAGCTTCGTCTCCAGATGGACACCTACGGGATCACGCCCAAGGGCCAACAGGATCGTCGCTGGAAGCCGCCGAAGGATGACGCCGACGCCGTCGAGAAGTCGCCGACCGGTAAGACGTACGGTCATTTGAAGTCGGCCTGATGCCCTGGCGGGGTCCGGACGCCGAGGGCGAACTGCCGTCGCTTGGGTGGCAGCTTCTCGACTGGCTCGAGCAGTTGCCGTCGCCGAGGGATCCAAGTAAGCCGCTGAGGTTCACCGATGAGCAAGCGTTGCAGCTCGTCCAGTGGTTCACGATCGACCCGCAACGGGGCAAGCTCGTTCACCGTCGCGGTTACTCTCGCCGGTCGAAGGGCTGGGGCAAGTCTCCGGTTGAGGCGGCAAAGGTCATCGCCGAATTGGCGGGCCCGGTTCGGTTCGCCGGTTGGGACTCTGACGGTAACCCGGTGGGCAGGCCGTGGGGTGGACCGGGCGACCCGCAACCGTGGGTGCAGGTCGGCGCAGTCTCCGAAGATCAGACGGATAACACGTGGTCTGTCGTGTACTACCTGCTCACCGAGAACGATGGTGCAGCAGCCGCCGACCTGGGTATCGACGCCGGTCTGACGCGCTGCTTCCTCCGCAACCGACCGGGCGCGAAACTTGAGCCGGTCACAGCGTCGGCGGGTTCACGTGAGGGGCAGCCGATCACGTACGCGTGTCTCGACGAAACCCACCTGTGGACTCCGAGGAATGGCGGCGTCAAACTGGCCCGCACATTGCGCCGCAACGTGGCGAAGATGAACGGCAGATCGTACGAGACGACGAACTCCTTCGTTCGTGGAGAGCAATCGGTAGCTGAGGGCTCCCATAAGGCCGTCCAACAAGGTGCTGCCGGCGTGTTCTCCGACGAGGTCGAAGCGCCAATCGCTATTGACGGTGACGGCATCGGGCCAGAATCGCCGGACGAACACCTGCGCCGTGCGCTGAAAGTTGCGTACGGTGATTCGTGGTGGGCCGACATCGACCGCCTCGTCTCCGACATTCGCGACCCTGATTCGGACTGGGAAGATTCCTGCCGCTTCTTCTTCAACTGGAATCGCGATGCTGTCGAGGTCGTCCCGGACGGCCCGATCCCCCTGGCGGACTGGGACTTCATAATCGACGGCGGGTCGACCGTTGTGGCGGAGACGGCTGTCGTGGCCGTGGACAAGGATTCAGAGTGGTATCAGGCGTCCGTAGTCGGTGAGCGTCCTGACGGGTTGCATCACGGCGGCACATTGGTGGCAAACATGAACTTGACAGCGTTTCTGGCGGGACTGTCGGAGGCGTGCGCGGCTCTCGGTGTGTCGACGGTGGCGGTCCCGAAGGGGTCGCCGGCTGAGGCCATGACGGGCGATCTGTCGGGTGTCGGATTGACCCCGTACGTGATGCCGCAACACGAGCAGGCGATGGCGTTCGAGAGGTTCGTCAACGCCACGAAAGGCGCGGCACCGATGCTGCGCCACCTCGGCGAGCCGAAGGTCCGTAAGGCGATCGAGCAGGCTGCCACAAAGCCGTGGGGCGACGGCGGCGAGACGTGGTCGCGCCGGACAACGAAGGGCGACATATCGCCGCTGACAGCATTGACGATGGCGTACGGACGACTCGGTGTTGACGTTGATGAGGCGGTTTTCGTTTCGTCTGTTATTGGAGGTTCTTGACATGGGTTCACCTGTTGACCGTGTGGCGGATCGTGCCGACGAAGTCCAAGTGTTGCGGCTGCTGTTGTCGGTGCTGGCGTTCCCGTTCTACGTGCTCGGCTTCGTCGCTGGCGCTGTTTGGCTCGCGGTCCGTTGGTGCTATGCCGCCGTCTCTGTCGGCTGGGCTGACGTTCATGACGCGAAGCTGAAGGATCGAGAGGCCGTTGATGTTGGCTGACCGGATCAACGCACGCAAGGACGCAGTGCGAACGGTCGATCCGGTCACGATGGAAGAGTTCGACGCGATCCTCGGGTCCAGTACGGGGTACTCGGCGACCACGAAGGCCGGCACGTCGGTCAGCGCGAAGAGGGCTCTTGGTCTGTCGGCGTGGTATTCAGGCGTCCGCTACCTGTCCGAGGTGATGGCCGGCCTGCCTGTCCACCGATACCGAGACACCCCTACCGGACGAAAGCGGGTCGCGTCGCCTCCGTGGATGAAACGCCCAGACGTTGAGCGCCCCTGGTATTCGCTGATCGAGCTGATCATGATGGGCCTGCTCCACCAGGGCAACGGCCACGCATTCAAGTTGCGCGAGGCGTCAACCGGTCAAGTCGTCGGCTTGCGCGGTGTGCAGTCCGAGCGCGTCACGGGCGGCACGGCCCCGGATGGTACGAAACGGTTTGCGATCGATCGCAACGAGAATCTGTTCACGACTCGTGAGATTCTGCACGTCCCTGGCTTGTCGTACAACGGGCAGTACGGGCTCAACCCGATCCAGTATTCTGCCGACGTCCTCGGCGCTGCCGCAGCGACCGACGATTACGCATCAAGGTTCTTCTCGAACAGCACGAACCTCGGCGGCGTGATTTCTGTCGAACACGCCATGTCTGAACCGCAGGCAGCGGCGTTGAAGGCCGAGTGGGAAGCGTTCCACAAGGGCATTCTCAACTCGCACCGCACTGGCGTTCTGTCCAAGGGCGCCCGTTACGACCGGGTGACCCTCGACGCAGCATCGAGCCAGCTGCTCGAATCACGGTCGTACGGTGTACTTGAGGTTGCGCGCCTACTCCGTCTGCCTCCTCACAAGTTGTACGAGCTGACCAATGCGACGTTCTCGAACATCGAACACCAGTCGATTGAAGCCATCACGGACGGTATTCAGCCGTGGTGTGAGCGAATCGAGTCGTGCATCAACTACGACCCCGACCTGACACCCGAGGGCACGTTCATCAAGTTCGAGCTAGAGGGCCGTCTCCGTGGTGACACGGCGTCGAGGTACCAGTCTTACACGGCCGCAATCGGTGGCCCGTGGATGGCACCGAACGAGGCCCGCATTCTCGAAGATCGCCCGCCGATCCCTGGCGGTGACGTGGTGCTGTCGCCGCTGAACATGCAGCCTGTCGGCGCAGAACGTCCCGCTACTACCGGAGGCCAACCATCATGACCGAGCGCAAACTGATCACGCGCACCGCGCCGCTGTTGGATTACGAGATCGAGCGGTCGGGTGATGGCCGCGTGGTCGTCGCCTACGCTGCGGCGTTCAACAACGACTACGAGGTCTCAGACCAGGATGGTCACTACGACGAGCGAGTCAACCCGGCAGCGTTTAACAAGGTGCTGGCTCGTTCCGGGTCAATCAACAATGTGCAGGTCTACTTCAATCACGGGCTGACCCTGTGGGGAACACCATCGGATCGTTACTCGGCGCCGGTCGGAGTTCCCGAAGAGATCACCCCTGACGGTCGAGGTCTACTGACTCGCACCCGCTACGCCAAGTCCGAACTCGGCGAGGAAATGCTCCAGCTTTGGCGTGACGGCGCAATCCGCGGGCAGTCGTTCCGGGGAGCAATTTACGAGTCACGCACAGTTTCCAAGCGCGGCCCGAATGGTCGCCCAGTCATCGAACGCCTACAGCTCGGGCTCAAGGAGTACGGGCCGACCCCGCACCCGGCGAACTCTGATGCTGGCCTCGTGGCGATCCGTTCGCAGCTCCTCGAGCAGGTGGGCGAACTCACCGACGAGGAGCGCATCGAGCTTGCCAAGATGCTCGAAGATTTCACCCCCAACCCCGTTACCGACCCCCAGCCGGTCCCCGACGACGACCCCGTAGCCCCTGTTGCGCCTGTCGTGTCGCCTGACCCTGGCCTGTCGATCGAAGTGTTGGAAGCGGCAGCCGCCCACAGGCGACGTCGCGCTGAATAACCAACCCAACTCCGAAAGAAGGACAACGTGAAAACCCTGCAAGAACTCATCGACGAGCGCGCCAAGATCTACGACGCCATCGACGTCATCATCGACACCGTCAAGGAAGCGCAGCGCTCGTTCACCGACGAAGAGCGCGTGGAACATGACGCGCTCGTGGTCGAAGCCGAAGCGGCCAGCGACGCCATCCGTGCCTACGGGCTCGATGCCGACGATGCCCTTCGTCTCGCCGGACCCGAGGCCCGTCGATCCATCCCGGTCCCGAACATCAACGTGCGCGGCGCTAACTCCGTGGGCGCTGGCGTGACTCGCGACCTCAACGAACTCCTGTGGGCAACCGCAGACACCGTTCGTGCGTCCAGCGGCAACGCTCAACTGCCCGTCGAGCAGGTCGTCATCCGTTCCAGCGTGAACGATCCCGGCCGTGTCGCTCCACGTCTCAGCCAGTTCCGTGGCGAAGATCGCGAAGTGATCCGCACGTTCCAGGAGACGGTCGCCAAGATGTCGATCGTCGGCATGATGGTCGACCGTGACGCCAACACCAGCGCCAAGGGCTTCGAGGTTGCACGCAGCCTGCCGCAGTTCTCCGACCAGTACAAGACCGTGCTCCGTGCAATGGACGTCGACACCGAAGCCGAGGGCATCGAATGGATTCCGACCGGCATCGGCGCTTCGCTCCATGAGCGTGTCCGTGCGTCCGGCAAGGTCGCTCCGCTGTTCGAGCGAATCGACATTCCCACCAATCCGTGGAAGTGGCCGATCGAGGGCGCCGACCTCGCCGCCTACCGTGTCGCCGAGCCGACATCCGACACCGCATCGAAGGTGACGGCATCGACTGCCGGCTCCGGCGCCGTGACGTTCGACGCCGAGATCCTCGGTGCACGGACGTTGTGGTCGCGTTCACTGGATGCCGACTCGGCCCTGGCGATCGCCCCGTACCAGCTGCGAAAGATTGTCCAGGCGTTCGTCGATGCCGAGGAGAAGGCGATCATCGACGGTGACGCCGATGGTACCCACCAGGACGCCGACGTTCAGTCGGTCGGCGCTACCCACGCTTCGACCTCGTGGGACGGTCTTCGCAAGAAAGCCCTTGCACAGACCGTTGTCACGGCGACGTCCACGTCCGTTGCAAACCTGCTCCTGCTCCGCAAGGGCATGGGCAAATGGGGCGTCAACCCGGCGGACCTCGCCTACATCGTCGGTGTGTCTGCCGTCCACGCGCTGCTCGCTGACGCGAACCTGCTCACGGTCGACAAGTTCGGCCCGAACGCAACGATTCTGAACGGCCAAATCGGCTCCGTTGGCGGCGTCCCCGTCATCGTGTCCGAGCATGTCCGTGAGAATCTGAACGCCTCGGGCGTTTCGGACGGCATCACCGCCACCAAGACGTTCAATCTTTGCGTGAACCGCAACGAGTGGGCATTGGGTCAGCGTATGGCTCTCGACGTGATGACCGACGACGTGCTTTACGCCGAAACGTTCCAGCGTGTTGCCATCGGCTTCATGCGGGAGGATTTCCAGTGCATCGGCACCGCAGCGGCAAACGACGACACCGCCATTTCCTTCAACGTCACCCCGTGACCTGATGGCACTTGATGCGACCACCCTGGCATACAAGCCGGGGTGGTCGTTCAAGGTCGCTGGCCCGAACAACCGCTTCCTGTGCGTGTTCGCCACGACGCAGGACTCGACAGACCCGACCCGGACGCGATGCACGCAGCACATGTTCGAGATCCCCGACGACCTCAACGATGAGCGACTCATTGCCCGTTGGGTGTTTGACCGGCTGCTGCTGTGCGAATTGCACGAGGCCGGAGAGTTCTTCAAGATCGGCAGCTTTGCGCCGTTCTATCCGCACCACCAAGACGAGGGCTCACCATATGAGCTTGTCAACCGATGGGAGACAGCATGAAATCACCGATTCCGGGGCTCAACCCGATCCACTACGACGCCCGTTCGGCTGCCAAGGTTCAGATCGTCGTGCAGCCAGGTGACACCCTGTTCGTCTCTGACGACGTAGCGGCCCAACTGCAGGCATCGTCTGCGCAGTTCAAGCCGTCACCTGAGGCCAATCCAGCGCCGAAGACCCCCGCCAAGAAGACCGCAGCGAAGAAGGGCTAGTCATGGCTGGATGGCCCACGGAGGGTGAACTGGAGCAGTGGCTGTCGTCTCAGTCGTTGTCGACCAAGACGTACGCCGACCGTCTGCCGTTTGCGTTCGATGCGGCGCTTGAGGTTGTGCAAGATGACGTGAGGTTCACGCTGTTCCCGACGTACAACGCACTGACTGCGGCGACGGTCTTCGATGTGGATGACAACCCGACCGGGTATGCAGTCCCGCACCGTGTCCGTATGGCCGTGCTGATCCTGGCTCACAAGCTGGTGACGCGCGCTGATTCGCCTTCAGGCGTCATCGGTTTTGCCGACTTCGCTGTCAGGATCAGCAACGAAGATCCCGACTACGCCAAGTTGGTTCAGCGTTACACCCTGCCGGGTATCGCATGAGCGCCGCACAAGACATCGCCGCGGCCGTCGCGTCGATCTGTGACGTCGACAACGCCATCGCGTACCGCCCGACCCGGCTGTCGTCGTCGCTGGCATTCGTTGAGCCTGGCGAACCGTGGAAGGAACGCGACGACACCTACTGCGCCACGAGCATCGGGCTCGTCGTCAACCTCGTTGCCGGCATCACCGACCCGCTCGAATCCGTTGAGTGGCTCGACGCGCAGTCGACGCTCCTGATGGCTGCCGACCCGATCGACGTGGGTGCCGACGTTGTCGCTGCCACCACTGTCGGCCCCCCGTTTCTGTTCACCGATATCGGCGGCGGCGAGTTCCTTGCCTGCCGTGTCCAGTATTCCCGCTTCACCATTGGAGATTGATATGGCCACTCGCAAAGTGTTCGCTACGTGCGACTTCCTGATCCCCGGTGTCGGCTGGATCGGTACTGGTGACGAGGTGACCGAGCCGATCGCTCTCGATCATCCACTCATCGGACGATTCACGACATCCAAGTCTGGCCGCAAGGCCACAAATACCGACGCCGACCCGGCTGAGGCACAACCCCCCACACCCGAAACCGAAGGAGCCTGACCAATGGGCAAGCGCATCTATTCACCGTCCATCCTCATCAACAGCGTCGAATACAAGTGCAAGGCACGCTCCGTCACGCTGGAGCCGAACGGCACGGCGCTCAACTTCTGCGAGGACGAGTACGAGTTCTCTGCGGAGATCGAGCTTGCATACGGCACCGGCGAGTCATGGACGCTCCTGTCTGCGCTGGCGAAGACCGTCGTTGATGTGGTGCTGAAGCCCGAGGACGCAACTACGGCACTGATGAACCCGTCTGCAACATTCGAGTTCTACGTGCCGTCGGTCCCCTTCATGTCGAGTGCGACTCGCGGCGATCGTCAGACCATGACGCTGTCGGGACCGACAGAGGCTGAGCCGGTCTTCGCTACCTCGTGACCCGGCCGGAGATCAAGATCGAGGGCGCCAAGCAATTGCAGCGCGCTCTCCGTCAGGTCGAAGGTGGTACGGCAAGCCTCAAGGATGCGCACCTGGCCGGTGCGAAGATCGTTGAGCGGGAAGCTGTATGGATCGCTCCGAGGCGTTCCGGTGTTCTGGCTGGCGACGTCCGCTCGTCCGGCCAGGTGCGCCAGGGCGTCGTCAGGGCGGGCCGTGCATCGGTCCTGTACGCGGGTGTCATCCACTTCGGCTGGCCGAAGCGCAATATCGCGCCACAGCCGTACCTGTATGACGCCGTCGACTCGCGCCGTCAAGAGGTGCTCGACGTGTACGGCGTCCAGGTCAACAAAGCCATCAAAGCAAACGGCCTCGATTGAGGCCCAATCAAGGGGGAATACCAATGGAAGCCACCACTGATTCACCGCGCGCGTTCGCGTTGCCGTTCGGTTCGATCAACATGACCGAGCGTCGCATCATGGCGAAGCTGTTCGGTGTGAACTGGGACGCTATCGAGGTCGACCTGTCGGACATTCCGAAGCCGGAAGACCCTGACGACGTGACCGACGCTGAGAAGGTGGCTGTCGCGAAGGCGTTCACGAGGATCATCGGCCCGAACGAGCGGTTTGCGATGCTGTTCACGGCGGTGAAGCGTCAACTTCCGACGTCGACTGAGGCTGAGATTGCCAAGCGCGCCGACTCCGGCGAATGGGTGCTGTCGGTCGGCGATGACGAGGAGGTTGCCGCAGGGGCTGACCCTTTGCCCGCGCCGACCGCACCGAGCGCGACGACCTCGAGTTCGACCTCTGCGTAGAGGCTTGGGAGTGGTGCCTGGCAACTGGCATCACGTGGGACACGTACTGGTCATTGACACGGTCTGAGGTTGCGGCGCTCGGTGAGGCGCACGGCCGGATTTCCCGGGAACGCAACCGTTAGATGAGGGGGTGAGCTATGGCGTCAAAGTCCACGATCGAGGTGAAGATCCTCGGTGACAATAAGGGTCTGGCGAAGTCGCTCGGTGCCTCGCAGTCAATGATTGGTGGCTGGGCCGGCAGTGTCGGCAAGCTCGCCGTCCTTGGTGTTGCTGCCGTTGGCGCTGCGGGAGTCGCTGCCGCTACCGGGCTGTTCAAGGTCGGGCAGTCGTTCGATACCGAGTTCGACAAGATCCGCGTCGGTACCGGCGCGACCGGTGACGCGCTCGTTGGCCTACAGGATTCGTTCAAGAACGTCCTGTCGACGGTGCCGGCGTCGTTCGGTGATGCCGGTTCGGCGATTGCGGACCTGAACACCCGGCTCGAACTGACAGGCAAGCCGCTCGAAGACCTCGCCGGTCAGTTCATCAACCTGTCGCGCATCACGAAGACCGACGTTGCAGCGAACGTCGACAACCTCACACGCACGTTCGGTGACTGGGGTGTCTCGACCGAGGACCAGGCGGCAACACTCGACAAGCTCTACCGGGCGTCACAGGCGTCCGGTATCGGCATCGACGAGCTGTCGCAGTCGATCGTCACGGCAGGCGCCCCGCTCCGCAACCTCGGCTTCAGCCTCGACGAGTCCGCTGCCCTGCTCGCCCAGTTCAACAAGACAGGCGTCAACACGGACACGGTCATTGCCGGATTGAAGGCTGGTGTCGGCAAGTTGGCGAAGGCCGGCGAACCGGTGCCTGAGACGTTCTCTCGCATCGTCGACGAGATCACCGCTATGGGACCGGGCACCGAGGCAACCGGGCTCGCGATCGAGCTGTTCGGTCAGCGCGCCGGACCCGACATGGCCGACGCCATCGCGGGCGGCAAGTTCGCCATAGACGACATGCTCGCTGCCATCCAGGGCGGCACGGACACGATCAACGGGGCAGCGGCCGATACGGCCAGCTTCTCGGAGAAGTGGCTGATGTTCAAGAACAAGGTGCTCGTCGGTCTCGAGCCGTTGGCGACGAAGGTGTTCGACGCTGTCGGCGACGCAATGGACGACATTGGTCCGAAGGTTGAGCCGATCATTGGATGGTTTGCCGTGGCGATCCCTCGCGCCGTTGAGACGGTTCGCCCGATTGCGCAGTCCGTCATGGCTGCCATCGTGACCGCTTCAACCGCTGTCGTTCAATGGTTCCAGACGAACTGGCCGACGATCCAGGCGACGATCCAAACGCTTGTCGATTTCTTCCAGACGAAGGCTCTACCGATCATCCAGGAGGTCATCGGGTTCATCGTCACCACGTTCGGTGAGATGAAAGCATGGGTGGACGTCAACTGGCCCGCCATTCAGGAGACGATCTCTGGTGTCATCGAGGCGATCAAGGTCATCATCGACACGACCACCCAGATCATCACGGCGATCTGGGAGACGCACGGCGAGCGGATTCTGTCATTCATCTCGACGGTATGGGACACGATCAAGACGGTCATCGACGCGGCTATCACGGTCGTTCGCGGTGTGATCAACACGGTGACGTCGTTGATTCGTGGCGACTGGGAAGGCGTCTGGAACGGCATCAAGACGATCCTGTCGGGCGTGTGGGATGGCATGAAGGCGCTTGTCAGTGCTGCGGTTGATGCGGTGAAGCTGACGATCACGTTGGCGCTCGACGGGATCAGGGTTGCATGGTTCGCCGTCTGGGGTGCCATTGCGACGTTCATTGATCAGAAGTGGGAAGCCATCAAGGGTTTCGTCAGGTCTGGCGTGGATGCTTTGGTCGGGTTCGTAAAAGGTATCCCTGGCTCGATTGCTTCGGCGGCGTCCGGTGCGTTTGATGCGATCTGGACGAACTTTAAACAGGTCATCAACCGGGTCGTCGACGCTTGGAACAACCTGTCGCTGCCAGGTTTCACGATTGGCGGCTGGGACCCCCCTGGCCCTGGCCCGTCGTTCCCGTCGATCACCATTCCGAGCGTCGGCACTCCGAACATTCCGCGCTTGGCGTCGGGTGGTTTGGCGTTCTCGCCGATGTTGGCGATGGTCGGCGACAACCGTAACGCTCGACGTGACCCTGAGGTCATTGCGCCGGGGTCGATGATCTCGCAGATTGTGCGCACCGAGCTTGACCGTGGTGGTCGGGGTGCGTCGGATCGGCCGATCACACTCGTCATCGAGGGCCGTCCGTTCTCGGCGATGATCCAGTCCCATGAGGCGGCTCAGGTCGCAGAGTTGATGGCAGGTGTGCGATGACGACGACGACACTTACGCCGGACGGCGTTGACGGCACTCACGGCACCGTAACCGTGTTCGGTGGCGGCACGTCTCACGCCGCCATTGCCGACGTAACTGACGCCAAGTACGTCCGGTACCAGATACGGCAGTCGTACACGTTGAGCAACTTCACGATCCCGGCCGGAGCCGTGACGAAGTCGTATCAATTGATCATCAGGGCGCGGACGCCGTCCACCAATGCCGGCATTGGCCTGCAGCTCTGGCCGGGTTACCCTAGTCAAATCCTACGCCGACCGATCGGCACGGCATTTGCCACTTTCGCTGGGACGGTTCGGCCGTACACCTTCGCTCAGGCTGATCTCAACAACGTTGAGTTCAACGTCTTTAACTACTACTACAGCTACGATCCCGCCGAGTACGTCGAGGTGTCTCGGGCTTACCTTGAACTCACGTACGTTGCCAAGCCGGTCACGGTGGTCAACGCCGTCTCGCCCGACCCGTACACGGCTTCAACGATGGTCCCGGTTTCGTGGGTCAACACCCTCGACGCTGACGGCGGTGGTCAGACGACGTTCCGGGTTCGCGTGTTCACCGACGCCCAATACGGCGCGGGTGACTTCGACCCAGCAACGTCCGAAGCAACGTTCGACTCCGGCACCGTTCTGAGCTCGTCAACGTCCACGTCTGTCGGCCCACTACTGACCGGTGACACGTACCGGGCTTACGTGCGCGTCCACCAGACAGTCAACGGCGAGCAGCACCGGTCGGACTACGCGTTCGATCAGTTCGAGCTCGACGTGTCCACGGCGGACGTTTCGACCGTGACGGCGACACCGGCGAACGCTTCGGGCCGAATCGCTGTTTCCGTGGCGCATGACGGAACCTCGGAGGACTGGAGCCTCGTTGAAGTTCAGCGTTCGTTCGATAGCGGCGTGACGTGGGCCTACGTCCGCAGTGCTGCGAGAGTCAACGCAACCGGTGACGCCGACACGTTCACGGTTCAGGACTACGAGACGGCCAACGGGCAGTCCGTCATCTACCAGGCTCGCGCGACGTGGTTCTCCTCCGACCTGCCGATTACCGGGGCATGGGTTCAGTCTTCGTCGACGTCATGGTCGAGCGCCTCGGCGTGGTTGAAGTCTCCGAACAACTCAACCAAGAACCTGATCATCGACGTCGAGGAGCCGTTCGTTACCCGTTCGTTCAACGTTCGCGCCGGCCAGTTCGACGTGATCAACCGCGCCGCCCCGATCGTCATATCCGACGTCCTGTCGACGCCCGCTTCGACGCTTGTTGTCGTCACGCGTGAGGCGGGCGAGTACGAAAGCCTGATCAGCCTCATCCGTGACATGGTGCTGCTGTACCACCCGACCGACTGCGAAGGCGGCACGACCGCCCGCTACCTGTCGGTGCTGTCAGTGTCAGAGACGCCACAGCAGGTCCGCAACAAGGTCAGCCGGGTTTGGTCGGTCGGCTACGTGGAGGTCGCCCCGCCCGCAGACCCGAACGCGAGCACCTGATGCGCCAAGTCTTCGCGTTCGGCGACACCGGCATGACGGGCACGATGACAGCCGAGACGATGTTCGATCAGATCGTGTCGGAGTCGCATCGCATGGTCGCCCGGGCCGACGTCATCTTCAACGGTGAAGTCATTGAGGAGAACCTCCCGATCACTGGCGGGAAGGTTGACTACGACCGCACAGCGGCACGCCTAGCACGCTTGAGCGGTCTGACGGTGGCCGACCCGACACGTCTGCCGTCGTCGACCGGCGACAGGCTGGCCCCGTACGGCTACGAGTTGCAACTGTGGCGCGGTGTCGCTGCCGGTGAAGGTTCGCTCCTGGTTCCGCTCGGGGTGTTCCCGATCCAAACGTCACTGATGGACGGGATCACGCTCGGCACGTCGATCACCGCCGAGGACCGTTCACGGCGCGTGTCGGACGCACGTTTCGAGGACACCTACCAGGTGACCGCGGGAACGAACTACGGCACAGCGATCATCGACCTGATCTCCGATGGTGTGCCCGGCTTGACGTTCCTGTTTCCGTCAGTGTCGTTCACCACGCCGCTGCTCACGTTCACGTCCGACCTCGACAGGTGGACCCAGGGCGCTGCCAAGATGGCGCGCGACATCGGCATGGAGGTCGTCTTCGATGGCCTCGGTCGGTGCCTACTGCGTCCCGAGCCGACGTTCGCCGGAACCCCGGTGTTCACCGTCTCCGAGGGCTCGAACCTGACGGCGGTTGATCTGTTGCAGGATCGTGGACCGGCGTTCAATAAGGTGATCGCTGTTAGCTCGAATGCTTCACTGGACGAGCAGTTCCGCGGCGAAGCGTTCGACAACGACAGCTCGTCGCCCACCTACTTTTTCGGCCCGTTTGGTCGTAAGCAGCGGTTCTATCCGTCGCCGTTCATTGGCTCGACGGCTCAAGCCGAGTCGGCGGCGTCGGCGATCCTGGCATCGAACATCGGTGTGGCCCGCACGTTGTCGGCCTCGATGGTCGCCAATCCTCGCCCCGAGCCTGCCGACGTGATCGCGATGAAGCGTGAAGTTCTCGGCATCGACTCGCTGCACATCATCGACGGTCAGTCCGTTGGCCTGTCACCCGGTGAGGACATGCCGTTGACGGTCCGATCGCAACAGGAGGCGTCGTGAGTCTTGCCCGTGCGTTGATGAACACAAGCGACGGGCCTCCCGGTCGCGTCGCGTACGGCACGGCCACCGGTCGGAACACTGTCGCGATCGAGGGCGACGCGACTCCGGTGGTGTTGCCTGCTCTGTCGTCCGTGACGACCGGCGACTATTGCGCGATCTGGATCTCCGCCACCGACGCCCTGATCCTCGGCAAGGTCGGAGCCGAAGTCACGGTGTCGGGTAGTCCGGCTTTGACGCTGGACGCCAGCGGGATCGGGACGATCACTTTTGGCGTCACGTTCGCCGTTGCTCCCACCGTTGTCCTGACCATGCGGTTGGACTCAGGTTTGCAACGTACCGCTCACCTGATGACGAATTCCACGACTTCGTGCAATGTTCGCTGTTTCGTTGGCGCTGCGCAGGAGGGCGCAGTCACCAGGAGCGTCCACTTCATTGCCATCGGCACACTGGCATGACTGATCGGCGTCTCACCGAGGCGGGCGACCTTCGGCTGTTGGAGTCCGGCTCGACCCGACTTCTTGAGCGGGCGCTGGTTGCCGTTGCGTGGGTCGTCGGCGGCGTCTACCGGGCGGCACGCGTCGCCGGCACATACCGAGCACAACGGGTTTCAAGCACCTACAGGGGGCCAGGATGAGTGGAAGATTCAACTACGGGGCAGGCGACGAGGAACCGTCGATCCGTCTGCCGTGGCAGGAGGAGGTCGTTGACACTCCTGGCACGTACGCCGACCTTGACCTGTCGTCGGGCTTCACGTTCGCTCTCACGTTGACGAAGCAGGGCGCGACCACCAGTTCACCCTCGGCGACGTTGACCGGTGGTGTCGGCTACGTCGATGTCGTCTGGGCTGCCGGTGACCTGGCGCTCGCCCCTGGCGTGTGGCGCCTCAACCTGACGGCCACGACGGGTGGACGCGATCGCAAGTATTCGCCCGACAGCCCGCCGTTCATCGGCATTTCGTAGGAGCTTTGTATGGCAGATTCCAAGATCAGCGGATTACCCGACCTCGCGGAGACACCGAACGCCGCCGACCTGTTCGAGGTCGTTGACGTTTCCGATACGACCGACGCGGCGACCGGCACGAATAAGCAGGTGACGCGCGCTAACCTCGTCGGCGGTCTCGCCTCCTCGGCGCAGGGTGCCCTGGCTGACTCGGCGCTACAGCCTGCCGATGTCGGCACCGCCGCAGCCGCCGCCGCTACTGACTTCGACGCCGCCGGATCGGCTGCTGCGGCACAGGCTGCGTCTCAGCCCGCCGCCGCCGTACTGACCGCCACGACGGCATCGTTCACGACGGCGGATGAGACGAAGCTCGACGGCATCGAAGCATTGGCCGACGTGACGCCCACAGCGGATTTCGCCACGGCCCTGCAGGGAGCGAAGGCTGACACGGCGACACAGCCGGGTGATCTGGCTGCTGTCGCTACGACGGGCGCTTACGCCGACGTGACGGGTACGCCGACGCTGGGGACTGCTGCCGCTCAAGATGTGTCGGCGTTCGCGACGGGCGCTGAGGGTGACTTGGCTGCGACGGCGCTACAGCCCGCCGATGTCGGTACGGCCGCAGCGGAGGATGTGGGGTTCTTCGCCACGGCCGCTCAAGGCACGCTCGCTGCTGCCGCACTGCCGAAGGTGCAGACGATCCGTGCGGTCGCCACCACCACGGACACGCTCGTCATCGGCGACATGGACAACATCGTCCGTTCGACCGGGGCGACCTCGGCGACGATCACTGTCCCTCCGGCCTCGGCTGTGACGTGGGTGGTCGGTCGATCGATCCGCATTCGTGGTGCAGGTGCTGGCATCGTGACACTCGCCCAGGGTGCAGGTGTGACGGTCAACGCCACACCGTCGCGAGTGTTCCGGGCCCGGCACTCCGAGGCCGTGATCACCTACATCGGTTCGGATGTTTGGGACGCGTCGGGCGACTTCGCAACATGAGCAGGTTCGCTGGCATCATCGCCTCGTCGCACGTCCCTGCCGCTGGTGGATTCAACCCTCAAACCGACATCACGTGGGAGCATCTGTGGTGGTGCGAGTCCACTGATTTCATTGCGGAAGGGTACGCAAACGGCAACGAGATCACGTCGTTTCCTGACTCGTCGGGGACCGCGACACTCACACCAGCATCATCGGGGTCGGGTCCGCTGTATGTGTCGTCCGACAGCAACTTCGATGGGAAACCTTCCGCAGCATTCACACTCGATAGTGACGGTTCCGTTGCCACACTTGATGCCACGGTGAGTACCCCGTTGACTGTGGTGTTTATCGCCCGATCCGACGTCACGGACACGGGCAGACGAGGCATTTTGGGTAACGGCACCGCCGCCCGTGTCCGCACCAGTGCTTCGGGCGCGGGTGAGTGGAGAGCGGAAACTGCAACGGGCTCCCTTCGAGAGAGTACGAAGCTGGCGGGCACTTCGACGGCCCCGGTGTTCTGCGAAGCCGTTTTTGCTGGTGCGTCATCGAAGCTGCGTGAGGACGGCACCACGCTTGCCACGGGCGATCCTGGCACCACGTCGCTCGCCACAGCCTTCGGAGTCAACACTTACGGCGACAACACATCCCAACTTGGTCTCCCGATTGACTTCGTGCTCATCGGGGTCTATGACGGCGACATCACTGCGCATGGCGAGTACGCCAACTTCAAGACGTGGGTCACCGACCACTACGGAATCACGATCGCATGAGCACGATCACCGCCGACGTCGGCGCAGCGCTGGGGATCTCGCCGCTCTCCCGAATGGCCTACAGCTACGCGCCGGGCGGACACGCCGACCTCGTCGCTATGGACCGCCGCTGGCAGTGGACGTCCCTGCACCCTGAGATGATTCGCCGCCACCTGGCCGCGTACTTTTCACACCCCGGCACGGTCATCACCGGCCACGACGACAACGGCCTACCGATCCTCGTCACCCCGATGGGCTTGGAAGGTGCAGGACGCAAAGCCGGAGAGCCAGCACGCCTCAACTTCTGGTCACGCAACAGCCGCACCCACCTGCCAGGCCGACCGTCACGCAGCACCCCCGAGGGTCGCGCCTGGCTGGAGCCCGGCATGGCGTCGATTGCGTACCCCGGCACCAGCGTTCACGAGGTTGACACGTACCAGGGTCACTGCTTGGCCGTCGACTCGATCGGATGGCAGGACGGATGGTTCGGCGAGAACGTTGCACGGTTCGGGCTCAAGACGTTCTGGAACGTCAACCGGGAACCGTGGCACACGCAGCCGTACGGCTACGGCAACTCGAAGAGCGAACTACAGGCCGACCTCGCCAGGTTGGGACTCCACGCCACCGTGCTCCCCGTCATCCCTCTCGCAACACCCCATCCCCAGCCGACATCCAAGCCGACACCGCTCGATCCCGAGGAGGACGACATGCCCCGCTACACGTTCAGCCACCCCCAATTCGCGGAATGGTTCCTGTGCGGCTCAGCCCCGGCGGTCAACGCATCACGCGAGACCGTCCAGGCAGCCAACGTCCCGCACATCGAGGCCGCCCACGTTGGCGAGCTTGAAGGGTACGCCCGACAGGCCGGACTCACCCACCTGACACGCGCCGACACGAAAGCGCGAATCCCACTCGATACGGCGCTCGGCCGACTGCGATCGGCCAAGTCATGACCGGTACGAATATCGGCTCCATCATCGGCAACACGTTGAGCAACTCGACACCCGACGTCAGCGACATCGGGACGTACGTCGCGATCGTGGGTTCCATCGTGGCGTTCCTCTTGTTCTTCGGCCGCAGAATGGTCATGTGGTTCGAGACGAAGCTCGACACTGACCGTGCCCGCTGGGCGTCATTGGAAAAACGCGACGCCACCAGACGGACGAACCTCGAAACAGAGGTGCACGAACTGCGCGCCGAGAACACCGAACTCCGCGAGCGGCTGACTGCGGTGACCGTCGCCCTGGCCCGCCTCGAAGGGGAGATGATCGCGATCCGCCGGCAGATGGGCGACACGTTGAATGTCCAGATGAACAAAACCGACCAAGGAGAACTGACATGACACTCGCTGACGCACTACCAGCCGCAGTCCGCAAAGGCGTCTACGCCGCACTCGGCACGGTCATCGCACTTGAGGCCGTCTGGGATGTAATCCCCGAAGGCGTCGAAGGTCGATTGCTCGCGAGCCTCCCGGCGCTGGGGTTCATCCTGGCGATCTCGAAGACCAAAGACACCGCTGAGGTCAACGACGGCTGAAACGAAAGAGTCGAAAGCAACCGACAATCGAACACCTTGGGGGATCGAATGGCACTGGCAGACTTTGACGAATCGAAGACACCGAAACTCGGGCGCTTGGACAAGATCCGAGCAATGGCAGGCGACGACCTGGTCACCCTCGACGCATGGCTGAACGACACGAGCATCAGTGAGAGGCGGATACAGACACGCCTCTCGGCATGGGCAAAGGCCGAGGGTAGGCCGGAGCTCACGGCGTCGGACTCAACGATAAGACACTGGCGCGAACTGAACGGCGTGATCTGATGGGTTTGGCCGACTTCGTAGAGAACCCGAAGCCACCAAGGATCGAGACCGCGACACCGCACGTTCCGAAAGGCTGGGAGCGGAGCTTCGAGTCGAACGGGCCAGACGTACTGATCACCACCGGACCATTGACCGTCGAGGCGTCACCGCAACTCTGGGCCGACCTACTGGCTGACTGGGGCCTCGACCCCGACACCGTGGAACTCGTCGGCGACCCGAAGGTCAAGGGCTGGGACTCGCCCGTCAAGGGTACGACGACCGGCGAAACCATCCGGCTCCGATCGTATAGCGTCCGGTTCCGCAACAAGGCGAAGGCCATCGGCACGGTCGACGTTGCCCGATTGTTGAAGTCGGCAGCGAAACGCAAGCCGTCACGCAAGCAACCTGTTCCGGCCGACGATGCCGAGCGTGCGTTGCTCGTCCTGCTCGCCGATTGGCAGGTCGGTAAAGGTGAGGGCGGCGGCTCAGCGGGCACCGTAGAACGCATCACAGCCGCCTTCGACGCAACCCTCGACAGGCTGGCAGAACTCGCGAAGGTTGGCCGACCCTGTCACGTCGTCTACGTCGTCGGCATGGGCGATTTGGTCGAAGGCTGCACCGGACATTACGCCTCACAGCAATCAACCGTCGATCTCGACCTACGGCAACAGACGATGGTCGTCATGCGGCTCATCGTCAACATCGTTGACCGCCTCGTCGATGCCGGATATCGGGTCGTGCTGTCCGGTGTTGCGGGCAACCACGGCGAGAACCGTGCGGGCGGATCGAAGGCCATCACCGGCCCCGAGGACAACGTCGACCTCATGGTGATCGAGCAGGCGGGCGAGGTGTTCAAGGGCAACCCCGAGCGGTACGCCAACGTCACCGTGTGGATTCCTGATGCGCTGTCGATGTCACTCGACATCTGCGGCGTGATCGTCGGCTTCTACCACGGCCACATGGGCTCGATGAAGGCCAACCCCTTGACGAAGCTCGCGACGTGGTGGACGAATCAGATCGTGGACGGTGGGCCGACCGCCCCGGCGCGAATCCTGGTGACCGGCCACTACCACCACCTCCACATTTCCGAGGGTGGCGGTGGGAGCCGGACACACATTCAGTGTCCCGCAATGGACGGCGGCTCGCGATGGTTCCGTGAGTCCGCAGGCAAGTCATCGCCCCCAGGATTCCTGACCTTGGTGGTCGGTGAATCCTGCGGGCCCCGTGGTTACGACGATCTGAAGGTGGCGTGATGATGGTGAAATATCTAATTCTCTCCGGTGTCGGTATCATTGTCGGCTTCGTTGCCGCTGTCGTGGCCGGGTCGTGGGAAGAGTGGCGACACATTCACGGCGAGTGAACGAGATCGAGCAAGCCGGGGTCTCCCCAGGTGCGGCCAAGGTCGTTGCTCCGGCGCACGTCACTGACGTGTCCTTTCCGCTGCGGCGACGTTGTGCGGCTGCCTACTCGGGCGGGGTGAGAGTAACGCACTGGGCAGACGTGCCCGGTGCGCTCACCTCTACACATTCCCCGACAAGGGGACCGGACGTCCATCGACACGCTTCCCCCTGGCGTGTTGGTGGGCGTCCTTTGTCGCGTCTGCGGGTCAGGTGGGGTCTTGCGGGGCACTGACGGCAGGGGAGCGGCACCACCCGCCGACACGTCGCCATTGCTCTGACGCGAGGGAATACCGGAGGGCGAGCGCGCTCCATGGTGAACGCATGTGCTCGTGTAGTGCTGCTTGCTCGTACCACCCCCGCCACCATGCAGCCCGCAGCAGAAGGGAGACTGGGTCTATCGGGCGGAAGTCAACGTCAGACATCGGTGGTTCCTTGCGTCTCGGTGCTCATGTCGTTTCTCCTTGTGGTGGTTGGATTCGGAACTGGTGATCGATGGCGGCAGCGACACGGCGGCGCCCCTCATCATTCGAGTGGGCGTACAAATCGAGCGTCGTCGAGACTTGCGCGTGGCCGAGCTGATCGGCGACCGACGCTGGCGGCGCACCCGCATCAAGGGCCGTCGTCGCGTACCAGTGGCGCAGAGAGTGCAGCCCGATGTGGTCGAGGCCGTGCAGCGCCCGCAACCTCGTCCACGCCGTGCCCAGCGATGATGGCGTGCGCGGCACACCGCCGTCGACGTCGGCCCGCCAGTTCGGGAACACCCACGGCGACGCCCCGACCGTGCCGAGATGCTCACGCTGACGCTCAAGGATCTCCACCGCCCCCGAGTCGAGCTGTACTTCACGGCTGCGCTTGCCCTTCGTCTCCTTGACGGTCAGAGGGCGACCGGTCGGCTTCACGATCGAGTGACGCACGGTGATCTCGTCGCCTCGCCAGTCCTCCCACCGCAGCCCGCACACCTCACCGCGCCGCAGACCGGTGTGCGCGAGAAGTTCGACCGCTCGCCCCCACTCACCCCGAGCGCGCAACAGGTCGACGGCGCGCCGCACCTCTTCGTTGGTTGGGATGACGATCTCTTGCTGCCGGTGCTCTGGGCGTTGGGCTTTGGCTGTGGCTACGGTCGGGAGCTCGCGGAACTTGTGACCGAAGGTGAGGATCGCACGGAGCACAGCCTCGGCGTGACGGATCGATGCGGGCGACATCCCGCCGTCCTGGAGCGCGTTGTACCACGCCTGAACGTCTCGGCCGGTGAGAGCGGACGCGCGACTGGTGCCGAAGCGGTCGGCGATGCGCTTCGCCCACATGCTGTAACCGACGAGTGTGGTCGGGCTTCGTCCCTGCCGCTCCTTGACCTGCAGCCAGTCGTCGACAAGCTCGGCGATGCTGCCACGTGCGAGCGCGCCGGCTTCGTACGCCTCACGGAGCTCCACCTCGATCCTGGGCATCTTGCGTTCTGCTGCGCGTCGACCGTTGGCCGTGAACCGTCGTGACAGTTGGCGTCGGCTGTGACCGGATCCGACCCACACCCACGCCCGCCATCGACCGGCGCCGAGGTCTTTAAGGCTACTCACGTGACCGGCGTGACCGAGTAGACGACTCCGCCCGGGGTTGGCTCTGCGGCGGCACCGTTCGGATAGGTACGCAGCCAGTCTTTGACGAGCCGCAGTCCTTCAATCTTGCCGCCGTAGCGGGCCACATTGGAAGGGTGGCGAGTCTCCTTCTGTGCGAACTCAAGGTAGATAATGCCTCGGTCGATTCGGTCGTTGATGTCGGCCATGATCTCGTCGTGCTTCATGCGTCGGTCTCCTTCGACTTTCCGGCCTGGAACTGTTCGATCCTTCTAGTCATCCGGCTTTGCTTTCGGGACTGTTTGCGATGTCGGGACCGCTCGATGGACTTGGCCCACCAGGACGGTCGGGGGCGCCATCTGGCCCAACGTCCTCTCCGGTCGGGTTCGACGCATTTCCACCAACGCCCGCATGTGTCGCACTGGCGAAACTCGCAACGGTCGCCGTAGTGCTCGGTGCCACAATCATGGTCGACGTACTCCAATGTCTCGTCACTCATGTCGTTGTCCTCCTGTAGTTTGGTAAATCTGATGTCGAATTGTGACCGCAATTGTGACCACCCCGGTGGTGATCGCAGTCTAAGCTAGACTGCCTTTGTAGCTCAGTGGATAGAGCATCGGTTTCCTAAACCGATCAGAGACAAGGTTAAACGTGTCCGAATGATTCCGCAAGACCCCTGACCAGGGACTTTGTCGAAGGGGTTACGGGCTACCCCTGGTCAGAGGGCTCCGAATTGTGACCGTGTGGTGTGACCACCCCTCGGCGGGCTGGATCTGCCCATTCCTTGATCGGGAACGGCGGCAGCGTGGGGAACAGGTCTCCCATGATCCGGTCGAACTCTTCGGGCGTTGGTTCGCTCACCGGCTGACCTCGATCTCGGGGAGCATGGCGTCGGCGCACTCATCGCAGAACGATTCGTCTTGACGCTCGCACGCCTCCTCCCAGTCATTGACGCTGATCCCCTCGCCGCAACGGACGCACGCCTGGGTAGTCATGTCCGGCGCGTCGTCAGGGTCGGGGTCGTAGTCCTCTTCCCGCTGAGGGAAGACGAACGCCCAGAACTCGGCGTCGCTCATGTGTGCCGTCTTGCCGGAAAGCCCGCAGCCGACGATCATGTCGCCCACTTGCTGCATAGGCGGAGATGCATGGTGTTGGCCTCTGTCGCCGTGTCGCACCGATCAGCGTCAACTTCTAAGCCTTTCCACTCCGGCAGACCGCACCCGTAGTCGGAATTGCGGTCTGCCACTTCGAACACCATGGTTTCGTACAGTCCGGTGACGCCAATCACCTTGAACACCTTGGCGTCACATGGCAGGTATTCGCCAACGGTCGAGACGATGTGCGATCCAACGAAGGTGGCTACACCGAACCGACAATTCAATGATGCAACGAAGTGATGTGATGTACCGCACCACTTCCAGGGCTGCTTGCTCATGTCCTCTTCACCTTGTGGTTCCAGGTGCGGGGGACGTGACCCCGGCCGACCGTTGGTTTCACCGGCTCGGCGGCGATCAGGGCGAGGAACGCTTCGGTGGCGGCGATGTCGGACAGAGCGCGCCCCAACTCGCGAGCGGCCCGCTCCAGGGCGTCGGGGTTCCATCCCATCCGTAGGCATTTGGCACGGTCAAGTTTGCTCAAGCGCCATTCGTCGATCTCGGTACTCATGTCGTCTTCACTCCCTGTAGTCGTCATAGATCTCGATGAACGGCAGCGACTTCTCGTCCGTTCCGTAGAGGGTGACCGCGTCGCTCAACACGATTGAATCGTGCGCCTTGACGAAGGCCATCAACTCTTCGAGCGTGTCGATATCAATGGTCCAGTCGCCCTTCTCGCCGGGGCTGGCCTCGAGTACAGGCGCTCCGTTGTAATAGAGCGACGATCGGGATAGCAGAAACTTCATGTCGTCTTCTCCTCGGTTGCTGTTCTCGCACGTCGGCGCCGTTGAGCAGCCGCCCCGTACTCTCGTTCCTTCGCCTTGCACCCGTCACACACCGTCTCACCGTTGCGGCGATGACGGAGCGCGGCAGCCCTCGACGGGCACGGCTCGTACACCACGGACACGCCGGCACGCTTGCGCGCCCTGTACTCGCTGGACCGCTCAGCCGGCGTCTTGGCCGTCATCGGTCGAGCGCGATGTGGTAGGGCTCGCCGTCCACGTAGACGGTGACGCTGTGGGCCTTTGGTGAAACGGTGATCTCGACCTGGTGCCGACGCTGCATGGTCGTCGGGTCGATGGCGTCGATCTTTACGCAGTCGGACGCGCCACGGCCCTTGCGCTCCTCAAAGGTGAAGTGGCGGACCTTGGCGCTCACCAGCCCTCACCCCGCTCGATCAGCGCGTCGAGTTCGACGAGGCATGCCCTATGGTCGCGTATGTCCGACGTCCACGCGCTGTCGCTTGACTCCATCGCTGCCAGGCGAGCGGCAACCCCCGCACGATCCTGCTCGATCGTGCGGGGAACCCCTGTCACTTCCACTGGTTGTCTTCGACGAGGCCGGGGCGGGGTGCCGAGTCCTTGTGATTCGGGAGGGCTTCCCGGCAGTCGTCGCAGTGGACGACCCCGCCGCGGACGCTGAGGGTGTGGGCTGTGTGGCTAGTTGCTGTCTGGTTCATGTACCTAGTATACGCACAACGTGACGCACCCTGTCAACACATTTAGTCACGAATCTTTCCCGACATTGGTCCTTGACACGTCTGGCACGATCTGCCACCATCTGCCACATGCAGATCAATCGAGTCACCCTCACCGAGTTCCGAAAGCGAGCATCACTGAGCCAAAAGGAACTCGCCGACCTCGCCGGCATCGACCGGACCACCATCACCAGAATCGAAGACGGCACACGATCACCGACAGACATGCAGATCATTGCACTCGCCACGGCGCTCGTCCTTCCGGTTGCAGCCATCGCCACCGCCGAAGCGGTCGCAGCATGACCGCCACACGATTCACGGTAGGCATCACGGCGGCCGAAGTGTTCCCGAGGTTCACCGGGGCCAGCAGCGGGCAGTACGGGCTCACCGGCGACAACTCCGTCTACCTGTACGGCACGCCCGACGAGATTTGCGGTCTCGCTGCCCGCCTGATCGCCGCCGCCTACGAAGCCGAAGCGCTGACAGCATCGAAGCAGGCAGCCTCATGAACGACGCCAGCATGATCGAGGTCGACCACGTGGTGCGTCGCCCGCACTGGGACGGCTCGCACAGCCTCATCGTCACCCACGCCACCGACACCGAGTTCCACGGCAGCTGGGTGCTCATCGTCGGCGGATCGATCTTTGCCGGTCCAGTCTCGCCGCACCCGTGGCCGCAAGATGGCCAATGGGTCTCGACCGTCATCCGTAAGGCGGTGGCAGCATGACCGCCGCCTACGTCCCGCAAGCAGGCCACCGGATCACACGCCCCACCTGGGCTCAGAGGAACTACGTCGACGTCCTGGTCGTGGACCGAGGGAACGTCTTCGGATACGACCAGGACGGTTACCCGAGGACCTACACCGACAATGTCACCGATTTCGTCAAGGTTGAGAAGCCCCGCCTGCTGCCAGAGGGTTGGCTCGCCGTAGACCACCGAGACGATCAGGTCGAAGCGTTCGACGTCTTCACTGTCGCCTGCGATTACTGGGCCGACTCCGACATCTACCGAATCTGGTCCGACGCTGACGGCACGCCACGCATCGAGCGGGTGGCAGCATGACCGCCAAGTACGTCTCCCAGGCGCAGTGTGCGCGAATGCTCGGCATCGGCACCAAGAAGCTCCGCCGCCTTGTCGCAGCCGGCGTCATCGTCCCCATCGACCTCGGCGACCACGGCAACCCCGTCTACAGCCTCGACCGGATCGCCGCAGCGGAACAACGGCTCGGCGAACTCGACGCAGAACGGCGGGCGTGATGATCCCACTGACACCCCGCACCCGCTGGATGATGTTGTGGAATCCGACCGTCCGTTGGTTCGTGAAGGCATCGAACGCACCGTGGCCCGAGCCGCTGGGGGTGGACCGATGATCCCCGACCACATGCTGCACTACACCCCCAGCCCGTACGGCGGACACTGGAGACTGGAATGCCTCCCCCACGGCCAGCACTTCAGCGCCGACATCGAGGAGTGGCACGGGACAGCGGACGAACTTGAAGCCAACGGCGTCACCGTCGATCGGTCCACCTGCTGGGTTCACGACTGGCTCGACAACGCCGAAGCCGAAGAGGACTGGATGCGTGACAATGACTGGCCCGAGGATGGCCCGTGGCCCGTGGACTGCTCGTTCTCCGGATCCCTGGACGTCCAGTACGTACCCCCTGGTGTTCCCAGTGCCACCGCCGAGGCCAAGTCATGAGCGCCGGCTTCATTGCGTGGCTCGCCATCGACGCAGCACTGATCGCCGTCATCTGCGTGACCCGCACACTCACCCGACGCGACCGGGCACGCAACGCCGACATGGCAGGCCGTATCGCCGCCAACGAGGCGCTGATGTGCATCAAGGGCGAGGCCTTTCGTGCGTACGACGACGGTGCCATGAGCGCCGCAGACCTCGCCGACGTCAACCGCTGGGAGCTGCAGCGATGACGACCGCCGACGACCTCTGGTACGCCAAGCGCAGGAAGGCACTGGCCTTCCGTAAGCGCCCGAAGACCCACCACGCGCCGCCTCGTGCATACGTCGAATGCACGTGTCTCAGCGCCGACGAGTGCCACCAGCATTCCGAATCCGCCCGACTCGCCACGCGGGCACGCCAAGACCGCAAGAACACCGAACGACGACAAGCAAGGGGCAACCAATGAACGGCCTACACCTCGAACCGCCACCACTGCCCGAGCCGGCGGACTACCGGGGAGTCGACCTGCTGTGGACGGTCGCCGTTCTCGTCGGCCTGATCGCTTTCGCAGTCATCTGTGCCGTCGAGAACCCGTCCGGCGCCGTCGTCCTCGGAGTGTTCTGGCTCCTCGCGATCGCACTCAACCTGGCGTTACGCGCCGACCGACTCAACCAACAACGCAACCAAGGGGAAACGAAATGACCGAGAAGTACACACCGCAAGTCGGGGACATCGTCCGGAGCCAGCACTGGTACGAGTTCGACCACTGCGAAGTCCTCGATGTCGGGCGTGAGCAGATGCTTATCCGACGCTTGTCTGACGACCGCGAGTGGGCACCCCTCATCGACCAGGAGTGGGTCAAGGTCGAGCCCGTAAAGCCGCTGGCCGACAGGTGGTACTACTCGGTCGGCGGGGGGTTCCTCGGCGGCGACAGGAACGATGGTTCCGCAGCCGAGGCGATGGCAGTATGCCTACGCCGACACGACACGGAAGCCGACGCCGTCATCCACATCTGGACTGACGACGACGGCACCGACCACGCCAAGATCGTGCGGCCGTCATGACACCGTGCACCCGATGCAACGGGTTCGGTCGCGTCGCCTGCTGGGGCTCAGCCGTCCACACGTTGCGCTGTGACCGCTGCCAGGGCCTCAAGGTCGAGCCGCCCACCGACCTGCCGGCGCACATGCACGGCTCCCTCCAGCGTCACCCGAGCAACGGGGGCGTGGCATGAGGAAGGCCGAACTGCTGCTCCGGATTGATTTCCTCTTCAACAACGTCGACCTCACGCACCGTCGCATCGACAGGCTTGAGGCTGAAGTGAAAGCCCTCAAGGACGCTCGACACACACGCTCAAACGGGCCATCACAATGACCGTCGTTCTCGAGCAGGGCATCTACGAGATGGACGAAGCCACCTACCACGCTGACCCCGTCGTCGGCACCTCATTGTCAGCAACCGGCGCCAAGAGAATCCTCGAAGCACCCGCCAAGTACCACCACGCCCAGAACTCAGGCGAGGTCTACAAATCCGTGTTCGACTTCGGAACCGCAGCGCACACGCTCGTGCTCGGCACCGGAAGACCGCTCGCCGTCATCCCGTTCGATGAATGGCGATCCAAGGACGCCAAGCAAGCCGTGCAGGACGCCCGTGACGCTGGTGAGGTACCGATCAAGCCGAAAGACATGGCGACCGTCGAAGCGATGGCCGAACAGATCCGACAGCACCCGCTCGCCGTGGCGCTCCTCGACCCGACAAAGGGCAAAGCTGAACAGTCCGTCTTCTGGGAATGGGACGGCGACTGGTACCGGGCGCGACCCGACTTCATGGACGACCTACCGCGGGATGGACGTGATTACCTGATCGTTGTCGATTACAAGTCGACGCCGGATGCCAGCACTCGGGGATTCGAGAAATCGATCGTGAACTTCGGCTACCACGTGCAGGCCGCTCACTACTCCTCCGGTGTCACGGCTGTCACCGGTATGCCCGTCAAGTTCCTATTCATCGCACAAGAGAAGACAGCCCCGTATCTGGTCAACGTCATCGAGTTGTCGTCGGAGCTGCTGCTCATCGGCTCGGAACGCATGGACCGGGCAATGCACGTGTGGCGCGAATGTCGACGCACCGGTATCTGGCCTGGCTACGAGGTCAAAGTGCAGCGGGCAATCGCGCCGACGCGGACGAGCGACCAGCACGAAGAAGACATGGACAACTGGCGGACGGCGTGAGTGTGCAGCTATTCAAGATCGCACCTCTGACACTTCCAAGCGAAGCCGATCTAGCGGAGCACGTACACAACGCATCGTTGGCCGTGTTGGCGATAGCGGAAGATTCCGACGATCCCGACGATCTCGCTGACATCCAGACCAAGTGGGCCGCATACATGCGGTTAGTCGACACCAGGCGTCGAAAGTCGTCCGGAAAGGCCGAAGCGGTGGCTCGTTTGATTGAGTTGAGAATCGGAGAGGTCATGGGTTCTAAGCCCTCACCGGAATGGCCACCGTCAATACCGAAGCACGAGATGCAATCGATCCGGATTATGCATCGGTTCGAAAGCGTGGCCTTGGAGCGCATTGAAAGGTCAACCAATCAGAGTCCTTCGACCAGGAACCAGGTTCTCAAGGCCATCAGGGAGCACAGGCTAAAGCTTGGCGAGGTGCTTCCGTATCCGTCTGACGTTCGGAGGGTAGAAGCGGACCGCAAGCGGAAGATCCAGGCGCTACGGAACAAGATTGCAGCCGAAGAGATTGCTAATAAACGCGTGCGGGAACTGGAAGCTCGCAGAGCAGAGATGACAGCCGAAACGAAGCGTCTTGCGAAGATCCACGGTCGGCGGGCCGACAGCCTCTATTCCTTGATCCGGAGGGCATTGGCTGATGCTGACGCGATTCTTCCTGATGTCAACGACTACAGGGCGACCAACTGCCTACTTCGGGCAATGGACGGTCTGCGGAAAGCGGAAAGCGAAGTGCAGGACATGCTCCGCTTCAAATACCTGGAGGGCGAATGAGATACGAGTCCCGCACCCGATCCGAAATCAACCGTTACACGACCTGGGTCGAGATCGAACGCGACGCGGTGCCACCAGCCGTTCAGGAACTTCTCGACCCGATCACCGTCTCAGCAGTCGTCATCGAACACCGACCCAACCACGCAATCAAGTACCGCCGAAAGCAGGCCACCACATGACAACCGACCTCGACATCCCATCCGACACCGCCATGACACCGAGCACGATCGGCGCAGCGTTGACCAAGTTCCGTCCCGTCTTCTCCAAGCTCCTCGCCGAGACCGGGATCAGCGACGAGACGTTCATGGCAACCATTGCACAGGCGTACCGATCCACGCCGAAGCTGGACCAGTGCGACATCTCCAGCGTCCTCGGTGCCGGTCTCCGTTGCGCTCAGTTAGGGCTGACCCCGAACGATCCCCGCAACCTCGCATGGATCATTCCACGTGGCCGTGAAGCGTCCTTCCAGTTGGGTTACGGCGGCATCATGGAACTCGCCCGACGTGCGGCGCCCGGCCTCCGTTTCGATGGCCGACCGGTCTACCCAAAGGACGAGTTCGACCTCGACTACGGCAAGGTCGAACCACTCACGCACAGGCCGAACCTGACCGACCGAGGCGGCGACCCGATCGCCTGGTACGTGCGTGCCATCTTCCCTGACGGCTCCGTGCAGATCCAGGTACTGAATCGCGACGACGTCGAGTATCACCGCGGCTTCTCGAAGATGGGCAACGCCGGCATGTGGAAGACCTCCTACGACGCTGCCGCACTCAAGTCGTGCGTCGTCGCGATGAAGCGATGGCTGCCGGCGTCCCCGCAACTGGCAACAGCGATCGAGTCGGACGGCGAAACGATCAAGGTCGAGAAGGTCGAACCGATCCCGGCCGGAGAGATCCACCACGAAGCAATCGACATCGAATCCGACGAGCGCGACGCATGACCGGGACCGACTTCATGGAGCGTCGGGCATGCACGGCCGAGCAGCTCCACCTCTTCTTCCCAGAGCCCGCCGAGCAGCACCTAGCGAAGAAAGCCAAAGCAATCTGCCGTACATGCCCGGTCCTCAAGGAATGCGCCGCCTACGCCACGGCTCGACCTGAACTCAAGGGCGTCTGGGGCGGGCTCAGCGACAAGCAACGTAAGGCCGTACGAAGCAAAAACGGCGCCAAGAGAGGCGGTGGTGGCGTCAGGAAACCAATCATGCACGGCACGGCGGCCGGGTACAAAACCCACTACTACCGGGGCGAAAAACCGTGCGAGGAATGCCGCAAAGCGCACGCCGCAATCCACAACGAACGCCACCGGATACGCAGAGCAAAGAAGGCAGCATGAGCATCCAGTACGAACGATCCACCGAATGGCGCAACCACGCCGCGTGCAAGGACACCGACCCGAACATCATGGTGCCACCCAAAAACGCCGCCGATAAGCGCGCCCAAGCAAAAGCGATCTGCGCAACCTGCACCGTGCAGGAACCCTGTCTCGCGTACGCCATCGCCACCGACTCGATCGGTATCTGGGCGGGCACCACGGGCGACGACCGCAGACGACGGGGAGGTGTCGCCAGAGTCGCCAAGCCGCGCCGTCGCCCGCCACTCGCACCGATCAATCACGGCACCGTAGGCGGCAACCTCGCCCACCGCCGACGCGACGAAATGCCGGTCTGCCAGCCATGCAAGGACGCCTGGAACGCCGACCGGGCAGCACGTCGGGCAGCGGGTGCAGCATGACCGACGCAGCGCTCATGGACGCCGACTGCATCCACGGCGGAGTTTGGTTCGAGTGCACCGAATGTGCCGCCCAGGACCAGTACGAGAAGGTTGGCGGCATCGAATGGTGCGCTGTCCACCAAGGTGTTTGGGATGAGTGTTCCGAGCACTACACGTCCGAAGGTGACGCCGTTTGCGACATGTGGTTTGTCGGTGGATCTACGTGCATCGCCGTACCCCTCTACCTCAAGTGCACCGGCACAACCGGAAAGGACGCGGCCTAGTGGCTCGTATTCGTACCGTCAAGCCCGAACTATGGACCGATGAGGATTTCATCGATCTAACCCTTGAGTCACGCCTAGTGTTCATCGCCTCACTCAACTTCGCTGATGACTGCGGGGTTCTCGCCGACAAGCCCCGAACCCTCACCATCCGAGCGATGCCGACCGACGACGTCGATGCCGACGCCATTGTCGACGAATTGGTGAACGCTCGGTTCTACGTCCGTCACACGGCACCGAATGGCGACAGAGTGCTCGTGATCAGGACTTTTGCGTCTCACCAGAAGATCGACAAGCGCTCCAACGGACGATGGGGAGACCCTGCCGACTGGCACGAATCCCCACCAATCCCGCCTGATCCCCACCAATCCCCACGAGTCCCCACTACGGAAGGGAAGGGAAGGGAAGGGAAGGGAAGGGAAAAGACTACGTCCGTCAGTCCAGAGACATTCTCAAGTAGCGAGAACGACAAGCAAGCGGACGGACCGACCGAAACCAAAGACGAACGATTCGAGCTCACATGCTCACTCATCGTCGACAACATCATCGCCAAGAAGCCAGGCAAGAAACGCGACGAGATCGGCAAAGCCGGATACCGGCGA